CAGCCAGACCCAAAAGTAATTATAGACATGCAACAAACATTAGCAAGAGCATTACAGCCTGTTCAGATGCCACAAACCAATCAAGCAATGGGGCCTGTACAGGCAAGTCCAAACTGGGGGAATAACCAATGAAGAAAGAAGAGATAATTAGAGATATAACCACACTCAAGAACATTTCAGGTGTAAGATTCAACAAGTATCTTAGAAATGCAAGACTATATACTTGGACACCTGGATTGTCCTTGCGCAATATTAATCAATCACAGGTTATAGGATACTATGACCTTAATACATATGGAGAAGACAATACTTCCTCAATCCAAGAGAATGTAATTGCTTCCTGCGTAGATACTTTGGTAAGCAAGATTGCTTCCACTAAGGTAAGACCATTCTTCAATACAGTGAAGGGGTCTTTCAGGGATATACAGGTAGCCAAACAAACACAGCATTTCTTCGACATATTCTTTGACAAGATCAACATCAATAAGATAATCACTTCCGCATTCAAGGATGCCTGTATATTTGATACAGGGATTGTATATATTGATGAGAACTACAATATCAAGAGGGCACTTCCTTGGTTGGTATATACTGACCCTGCCGAAGCAACCTACAATAATATCACAAGGGTAGTATATGAAATCAAGAACGACCCTACCAGGGAAGACAGTGGTTCTACTTACTACTATTGGAACAGTGGCAAGAAAACATATGCAGTATATGATGGAAGCAAATGCACAATGAAGGAATATAAGCACGACAAGATTCCATTCATCTTCCTTCACTACAATGATCCGATTGTTTCCAATTCATCTACTTCCATTGCAGACTTATTGTATGGTATTCAGATGGAAATCGACCTCCTTCTACAAAAGATAGAGGATGCTTCCAAATTGAATCCAGCCCTTACTTTCTTCGTTCCAGAAGGAAGCACACTCAAAGCCAATCAGATAGACAACAGGATTGGTAATATCATCACTTACAAAGCCTCCAATTTGGTTCAGAACCCAATTACAACTGCTACTCCGGCATTCATTGACCCACAGTATATGCAGTTATTGACACAGCTCAAACAGGATGCTTATGAAGCAGTTGGTATTTCACAATTGTCTGCTACTTCCCAGAAGCCAGTTGGATTGGATTCTGGTAAGGCATTAAGCACCATGGAGAACATTGAATCAGACAGATTTGAGACCCAGCTTAATGCCATAATCCGTTCCTATACAGACTTGGCAAAACTATACATTGAACTCACTCCTGATGATTGGCAGGTATTGCCTACTTCTTTGATGAGGGAAGAGATAGACTGGAAGGAAGTCAAGGAAACTATTGACAATATGAACATTCAGTTCAGTGGCGCAGATGCCTTGTCAAAAGACCCCCAGACCAAATTATCGCAATTGCAAATGCTGGCTTCTGCTGGCCTATTACCACAGTCCAGAATAGCAATGCTAATGGAAATTCCAGACTTGGAGCAGGGATATTCATTGTCCAATAATGCCCTTAATGCCGTCTTGGCAGTAATAGATGACTGTATCACTAAGGACATCTATGATGTACCTTTCTTTATTCCACAGGATATGCTCAAAACCGAGATTGCCAACACTATGCTTTCTTTGAAGGCAGCTGACAGCCAAGGGAACAAGGATGATATAGCCAAATTGCAGAGATTGTATGAGGCAGTGGTTCAAGGACAGCAGTATGTAAATGGAATAGAGCAAGCCAAGGCACAGGAAGAGCAGATGGAAGGTGCAAACGAACAATTACAGCAGGCTAATATACAGCAGGCTCAACAGATTAATACTACCATGGCAAACAATATGCCTAATACAATGGCAAACAGTACGCAAGAACAAGCACAGCAAATGGCAAGTGCTTTTCAAAACTAATATATAGGAGAATACATTATGTTAGAAGCAGAAGATTTAGAGAAATTGAACGTAATTTTTGAGAAGTATAGTAAATTGATGCAGGAAACTCTTGACAGAGTGGATGCAATGGAAGATGTACTATACAACAAAATCATCAAGCCAGCAGAAACATTGGAAAATGACTACAACACTGGATTGAGAAGGGATGAATTCAAGTCAAAGTATGCTGACAAGCTATCACCTTTCAATGACAAGCTCAAGGCTATTGAAGGGGATGATTTTGACTTGGTAGAGAAAGCATTTGGCGACTTCGATGCTATTGAAGGTGAGAAGAATGGGGATGAGTATGTAGAGAAGCTTATTGCCAAAGTTCAATCACAGTTGGACAAAATCAGCAAAGCCTTCAATCCAGATGCAGTTGTAATTGAAGCAACTACTACTGAAATTCCAGCAGAGGAAAACAAGGAAGTAGAAGCAAAGGCAGAAGAAGCTGAAAAAGCAGTGGAAGAAGCTGTTGATGAAGCTGAAAAGGAAGTAGCAAAAGAAGAACCAAAAGAGGAAGCTAAGGAAGAAGAGAAGAAAGAAGCTGAAAAAGCAGTGGAAGAAGCTGTTGATGAAGCAGAGAAAGAAGTTGCTACTGAGGAACCAGAAATCAGCAAAGAAGAAGAGAAGGAAGAAGAAATAGACAATCCAGAAGAGGTTGAAGCTGATTTGGAAGAGCTTGAAAAAGAGTTTGAGAAAATGAAGAAGAGAGGAGAAGTGTAATCAATCCAACTGTTGGAAAAGATGCTATGAAGAAACTATGCTTCTACATATGTATCTCCATAAAAACCCCCAACAGTTGGGGAGGTATTTAGTATGTTGGGATTGTTATTATTCACTATATACATTGCAATTATTGCAAGCACAATAAAGAAGATATTCAAGGAGAAGAAAAGATGAAAGACAAGATTAAGGCATTTCTTAACAACACTAAGGTTCAGATTGTGGAATTTGTTGCTTTGGCAGTTTCTGCCACAGGATTAATCCTTGGTGGAGTTAGTGTGGATGGAATTAATTCAGTTGTTCAGTTGGTTGGTGGTGGAATTACTGCTATTGGAGCAATCATAACAGCAATTTCTGCATTGGTAAATAAGAAATAAGGATTGCTAATTAGGGAGCATTATGCTCCCTATTTTTGTATAGTAGTAAAAAAACTAATAAGTAGGAAATACAGCAACAAAGAAAGTAGGAATGAAAGCCGAAATCGCTGGTGCGTATCGACAAATACACATAGCACCTATGCTTGAAATAGGAGGGAAAAAATATGGCAATTAGCACAGAAGCTTCCATACTTAACATTCTTAAAGTATGGTACAAGGATGGTGTGGAGAATTTGCTTTTCCGCAATTCACCACTTTTGAAAGAAATCACTAAGACAAGAGTAGAAGGCAAAACACAGAACTTCGCTGCTCTCTATGGTAGAGGTGGTGCAGTTTCAGCTGACTTCTTAGTAGCACAGGCAAAAGCAGCTAAGACAGCTCGCAATGCTGAATTCTCAGTAGTTCCAGGTGATTTGTTCAGCGTTTATTCTATGAACGCAAAAGAAGTACAGGCTTCTCTTTCTAAGAGAGGTGCTTACATGAAAGTTGCTGGCAACAAATTATTTGCTGCTACAGAAGCTTTCAGAAAGACACTTGCTGCTTCTTTATACGGTAGAGGTTTTGGTGAAATCTCTTACTTGGACGCAACTGCATTGGCTTTCACAGCAAATACTGCTGCTGATATTATTCTTTCTGATGATGCAATCATCAAGATTGATGTGGATTCTGTTCTTGCTGTTAAGGAAGGTACAGAAGATACTGCTGTAAAGACAAAGCTTACAGTAAACAGCATCAATGGCAATACAGTTAATGTAACCCCTGATACTTCTTACACTCCAGGTTCAGGTGTAACACAGGTTGTTCTTTGTATTGATGGTTCTATGGATGCTAACGGAAACGCAAAGCTTCCAATGGGTCTTGACGGATGGCTTCCAATTGTAGCTACTCGTTCTGGTGCTACTTGGAACACATACATCAGCAAGACATTCTTCGGAGTAAACAGAAGTGTTGCTTCTGACAGATTGGCTGGTTCATTCTATGTACCTGCT